TCAAAATCATATCAGGGGGGGTCAATATAGCATACGGCAAACCCGTGGCAGCGCTGTCCGAGATCGTTTCGGGCATGGCAGCCAAGGCCGTGGACGGTACGTCAGTCCCTCGACCGTTCCCTGACATTTACGAGTCGTCGACGGAACTGTCGGCGTGGGCAGTGGACTTGGGCAAAGAAGTGGTCATTGATGAAATCGTGTATTACAACCGATCCGACGGCTGCATGGACCGAGCGTCCAGCATGAAAATGATTCTGTTCAATGCAGCAAAAGAGCAGGTCGGTCCTGAAATTCCGTTTACGACAGAATCCGAGCAGCGGTTTACGTTTACAAAATCAGCAAGCGATTCGACCAGCGGAACGAGTGGGTCGAGTGGGGCGAGCGGATCGAGTGGGTCGAGTGGGGCGAGCGGATCGAGTGGGGCGAGTGGATCGAGCGGGTCCACGGCAGTAACGTGTCGTTCAAAGACGTCCAAAATTCCGTGTTTGGATACGAAAGAGGGCGACCTGAACTGCACTTGGTCAGACGCGACGGGCCAGTGCAGTCTTCCTACGACAACCACGTCAACGTCGACAAGTCAAAAATGTAGCACGAAAACCACGAAACCCGACTGCACGGGAACCCTCATCAACGCAGAAGACAACCTGTACTGCTCTTGGTCGGACGCTCAAAACAAATGCTCCACCACTGAAATGGGAGATGCCCCAACCACTACCTACGATGCTACGGTGGGGGTAGCGTCGTTCACGGACGTCTCTAAAACGTGCGCGACATGCACGGGCGCAGGCTTTTTTTGGAACGACAAAGACAATGCTTGCAGTACGGGATCAGGCAACGGATTTGAGTCTACCTGCCCCGACCCATCGCTATTCACCACGTGCGACACGTGTTTGAACGCCAAAAATTATTGGGACGGGTACAAGTGTTCGGGTACCAAAAGCTCAACCTCGTTTGAAAGTTGCGCGGCAGTGCCCAAATATACCAATCAAACCTGCAAGACGTGTACCGACGCCAATGGGTACTGGAACGATACGAACAAGACCTGCAGCGAGCTTAAAAAGAGAGGGTGGCAAACGAAAGAGCAAGCCGTGCAAATGGGCCTCGAATGCTAAAATAATCTTCGCCCTATTCAAATGAGTGTGCGGCGAAGTCCCCTTCGCGGTGTGACAAAGCTCTTGAGTGAAGGGGGCAACGGGTCGGTGTACAAAGTCATTTACACCGACGGCGCGACGGGCATTTTAAAAATTCCCAAAGGCGCAGGCAAAGACAACCTCATGTACGAGTACCTCGCGGGCGTAAAACTCAACCAGTTGCGTCACGTGTTTCCGCAATTCATCGAAACCAAGCACGTATACTATTACAGCGACAGTCTCGGTAATCCCCCTGACATGAATCGCTTGCACAATTTAACCCCTCACAACCCTGAAAACGGGTGCCGCACTGCGGGCCACCAAGCTCTTCTCATCAAAGAAGTCGATGGTCCGTCCCTGAAAACGAAGCTGAACGACAGCGACTTTCTCGCCCACGACCTTGCAGGAGTGCTTTTTCAAATTTATTACACGCTTCATATGCTAAAACATGAGTTCACCCATTACGACCTTCACTCCTCCAACATCCTCCTGGACAACCCTGTCGGCGGTAAACCCATGCTGTTCCGCTACACGGCCTACGACCCCCCGATTGAATTTGTCTGTCGCTACGTTCCTAAAATTATTGACTACGGCCGCGCGTTTGTCAAGGGGATTGACCTCAGCGGCCTGGAGTCCTCAACATGCAACACCCCAGACTGCGAGCCCGACGGGAAGCAGTGCGGCTTCACGTACTACCATCACGAGTTCCAAGACGTTACCAAAGCGAACGTGAGCCAAGACCTGCGGCTTTTGGTCAACCTACCTGGGCCCTGGGCGTCCTTGAGCCATAAAGTTCGCTTCGGCTACCACGTCCCCGAAAAAAAAGTGCGGTTCACGACTGAAGAGCACAAGGTGGGCCAGTGGCCGCGCCGCATCGTCAACGTGACGGATGCGCTAGCGGCGCTTACGGCGCGCCTCCCCTCCAAAAAAAGTAGCTACGCGGCTATATTCACGATTAATGGAACGCCTAGTGGCGACGGTAGGCGAGGAGAATACAAATTTGTGCTTGCGCAAGCGGGCGGGACACGGCGCAAAAAACGCAGACGAACTAGGCGAGTGTAAGGCGCATGCGTCGCTTGTGCTCAAGTTCGTGCGCGCGGCAATACATGCCTAGCATCTGGCTTGGAAAGCGTGTCTTATGTGTATTTTCTACACACATTTGACAAAAGAGATCGCTGCGGTTCATGTAGTGCTCTGTAATGGCGCAGACGGGGTCGGCGCAGTCGCGATCGTCTTCCGCTCCACAGACACTGCAGGCTTGAATGCGAGGCGGGTAGCCAAGCAATTTACCTGCTCGATGGGGGCACCGTGGGCAATAGCACTCGACGACGCAGGTCGTGCAAAGGGAGCACATGATGAAGTTGTGATTTATTTTAACCCGCTCAAAAAAGCATCAAGTTCGTTTTTCATTTCGTTGGGCTTTAAAATGGCCTCGATGTCGGCGTATTTTTTTTCAGGGCGCTGGACAAGGTCCGCGACACGGGGCACTGTTAATGTGGATTGTAAATGGTTGTAAATTTGGTGCAAGAGGAGTAGGATGCACGTCGCTACTATGGCGGTGCGCAACACGCCCCACATATTTTTTTCAAAGTATTAATTTTCTAGCCAATCATACTCAGCGGCTGCGCAGGCAAAACGGCACTTAAGCAAACTAAGGCAACGACGAAATAAATGTACGGCATGTATTCCTCTTGAGCCGCTCCTGCAAAGCTCATGATCGTGGTTAAAATAACTATGGCAACTATGCTAACTAGCACGGTGGTAGCAATGCGATTTAGCATACAATGCGCGCTGGATTTATTTAGCCCTCCGTTCACTTCACTCTTCTTCGGACGAATCAAGAAGAGAGGGCCGACGCCTGCGCTTGACTATGGGCTCTTCGTCAGAGGAGGTGTCGAACGCGGGGGACGGTTGCCGTACCCGTCGCCGCACCATGGGCTCTTCGTCGGAGGACGTGTCGAACGCGGGGGACGGTTGTCGCGCGCGTCGCCGCACCATGGGCTCTTCGTCGGAGCACGAGGGATGCACCACCTGCACCAAGACGTCTTCATCGGAGGACGACTCGTACTCAAGGACCATCTTGGGCGGTGGCTGGAACGCCAGCTCGCGAGCGTTGTAGCGTTCTTCTGAGCGCCGCGCCAAAGCACTTACGTCGCAGTTGACCTTGTATTTAGGCTTCCACAGTATTCCTTGCATCACTTTCAGAACATCCCGCGGCACGTTGTTGATCTCAACATCGTTGAGCTGAAACTCCACTACCCCAGGCACCACAATGTAGGGGCTTGAAATCAGTTCGTAGAAAAACGCTCGGTTCTGGGCATCGCTAAGCCTATCGCAATGAATACGAATTTCTTCCCGAATGCGGAAGAGACTCAGTTGCACTTTTATCGTAAACTTTTTGGACATTTTTTCCGAGGGGGGTTCAGGTTGTGTTGAAAAGATAGGATTCAAAAAAACAAACAATTGATTTAAGATCTAGGAATTTTCTAGGAATTTTCTAGGAATTTTCTAGGAAATTTATTTTTTTTTTAAGAAATCGCTCGTTTTCTCAGGGCGTTCCGATAAAATAAACTCCGACATCTCTTTCGCCGTAGTTTCGGATTTGTAGTACTTCGACAGACTCGCAATCAGCAACTTTTTGTTGACGGGTGCTTTGGTACGCCGCGTTTGCCTGACGATTTTTCCGTCTGTCATGTCGATTTCGTCAATCTGATGGTCCTTCATGAGGCGCACCAGATCATCCGCGTACGTCTTTTTCTGCATCGTCAGATCCTTGATTTGGCGCCGCAACTCGGCGATCTCCGTATCCATACGCACCCATGATTTGATGGCGGCGGCAATTCGATCCCTGTCCATGTTTACTCCTGTTACGCGCATAATTCTTAAACCCCTCGTTTTTCAAACACTACACCAAAAAAAGGGTAGTCATGCCGAAACTCGAGCATGCGCTGGATCAGTTGACGAAACGACACGTGCGCGTAATACGTGTTGAGGGAGTACAAATGCAAAAAATACAGGTGGAGCCATGGAGTAAACTGGTCTAGCTCCTCGGGCTGCACCGCCTTCAGTCGGAAAATGGGTTCGTGTCGGTTGCAAAGGGGGTTGTACACTCCGACAACGCGCATCATTTCGCGAATTTCAGTGCGTCGCTTCGAGGCGGGCATGTTGTCGATCGTCGCCTTGATGATGTGGTCCCGCAAGAGACTCTCGTAGCGAATCTCAAACGTATCGATCTCAAAATCCACGCCGACAAACAATGAAAACAGCGGAGGCACTGCGTACGCGCTTTCCCGCAACATCAAATAAATGGAGTAGAGCGTCGGTTTTTTGAACTGAAGGCCCGTGTAGGGGTTTTTGATGGCCACGGGATCGCAAATGAATTCCATCGAATGGGTTAGCGAACTGTGGATTAAGTTCAGCAGGTCCGACACTTTAAACGTGTATTTTTTGCCCTGATCAAACACGTTCATAAAAGTCTTTGGCGCACCAAACGGCGACAACGATAAATCCATCGAGGTTTGGCTTGGGCGGCGACGACGAGCCCACCTCACAAGCGCGCGCCGAACCGTCCAAAAGCGACGCAACGACGTCGCGTGAATGTCCGTCAAGAAATCTTTCAAAGGAGGAGGGACGAATTGATTGGTTTGGATATAAGCATCAAACGTGGCACCGCGTTTGATGGTTTTCAAAAGCATCATCGGAAGGTCGTGGAACGCATGCAGGCCGTTTTGTTGGCAAAACTCTTCGTACGGTCGTTCGTGCAATGCCTGCTTTATGAAGAGGGCGAGTGGCTCCATGGTTTTCAAATAGTTTTATTTTTAAAACAAAAATTAAAAAAGGGACATGTCAGCTTTGTAGAAAAAGCGTCATTCGTCTCTTTTTTTTTAACATTTAAAATCGACGCGTGCGTCGTCTACGGCGCCCCCCCGTCATGGGAGGCGCCGCGCCTCAGCCGCCGCGCCATCGTCTACGCCCCCCGATCCAGGGCGCCGCGCCTCAGCCTCCTCGCCACCGTCGTCTCGTGTACATGTAAAACATGGGCGAGAAATTAAAAAAAAATGGCGTCTTTACAGATCAAGGACGTAGTCGTCATCCACTACTTCCTTGGGCCGCGCAAGCATGGAATCTACCACGTTACGTACATTGATCGCGCGGCACGGCGTTGCCACGGGCTCGGTGGTCAGCAGTTCAGTCACGGGCGCGGCCGTCATGGCGTCCATGTCCAGCAGCACGTCAAAGATACTCGTGCCGTAGTACCCTTCTTGGCCGCACATAACGTTGGCCGAGACGCCGCGCATGAGATCGAGCTCGGCAAACTTGGCCGCTTTCAGAAACATCTCGGGCGTCTCTTCAAACGACGCCTTGGCCAGTGGTCCAATGTCGTCGCCGTTGATCCCTGACCGAAACATGGACACCAGTTGAGCATTGCTGGTCATGCGGTCGCAGAGGACCGACTTGTGGTGCGCGTTGATGTACCCGTCGGCCTCCAGCACATCCGTCAGTTCGTTGTAGATGCTCTCTCGCGCCGCCTCAATCCCCAACACGTTGTACATTTCCTTGATGTCATTGCTTACCGTCCGTGTGGCGTCTACGTACGGCAGCCCCAGCACGTCAATGAGATTGGTGCCGACCGTGTCCAGGACAAAGATTTCAGTTTTCTTGTAGTTGCCGTCGGCCTTTTCTACCGTGTTCTTGACGGGGCGCATGACCACCTTGTCAATGTAATCGACTCCGCGAATCGTGAGCCCCATGAGCTCGTCTTCAAACGCTTTGAGGCGGTTGAGGTTGTCCAGATCGTCCAAGTTCTTGCGAATCTTTTTCTTGGCCAGTTCCGTGCTCAGTCGAATGCGAAAGACCAGCTTGTCGGCGTTGTAGTCGGAATAAATGCAGCTCACGTCGGAGCCGTAGACGCGGCGAATCGCAAAGTCCACATCGTCCATCGTTAAGCCCGTGTCGTGCATCGCCGCGTCGTCAAGCTCCAACCGAATTACCCAGTTGGATTTTGTCGTGCACTCAATCGGTCCCCCACATGCCTTGACCATGTCCTCGAACGCGCGGTGCGCTGCCACCACTTCGGCGTCGCTCGACGAGTCGTCGGAGTCAAAATAAATTTCCGTGGACATCGTCACGCTTTCCAGGGTGGTGTGTTCCAGGCGGCTCTTGACGTCCCGCGCATGCTCCTTGCCTGCCGTCTTGAGAAATACCGTCATGGACGGGTTTTTTGGGTTGGGCGACAGCGACAGCACTTCTTCTACGCGGGCCATGCCTCGCGTGACCGTCGATTTGGACGCCACACCCGCGAAGTGAAACGTGTTCAGCGTGAGCTGCGTCGTAGGCTCGCCAATTGACTGGGCCGCAATGATCCCGACCATCTCGCCAGGGTTCACTGCCGCGCGCTTGTACTGCAAAATGACTTGACCCAGGAGGACCTCGAGGGCGCCCTTATCAAACCGTCTCAGCAAGAGTTCCCGCGGCGACAAGTAGTAGTAAAACAGGGTTCGAAAGAGGGCCGTCGGGGCGACATAGCGCAAGCTTTCCAGAGTGGCGTAGGCGGTATCCAAGTGCTGGTAGATTTCGAGTGGGGTCAGGTCACTGGGCGCAGTGAGCCCTGCCTGCCGCCCAATGCCGTTGATCAAGTGCATGAACGCTACGGGGGCTCGCACGCGCTTTTCGTCGAGGTGCTGGAACACGTGGGACACCAGCTCGTCGCGGTACGTCAGCATGGCCATGATCCACGAGTGGCTCATTTCGCGGCACTCGTCCAACTGCTCTTTGGCGCGCTCGTCGGCCTCGGGCGACAACTCCACGTCGTCGGTATGGAAGTGGTGGTAGATTTGCTCGACGGTCATGTCCCAGAGCGGCAGGACTTGCTCTTCTACCTTGCACGCGTCCATGTTGTCGTCGCCATACCGAAACTGAATGATTTTGTTCTTGCTGTTGCGCACAGTACCGTCGTAGGTCGCCACCAGGTCTTCGAGACCCTTGATGAGCTTGCGCTGAATGTAGCCCGTCGTCGAGGTCTTGACGGCCGTATCGATCAGGCCAATGCGGCCTCCCATGGCATGAAAGAACAGGTCGGCGGGAGTGAGCCCTCCAATGAACGACGCCTCAATGAAGCCGCGGGCCTTTGGGCTGTCGTCAAACCGCGCAAAATGCGGCAGCGTGCGCTGGTCAAAGCCGTAGGGGATGCGTTTGCCCTCTACCTGCTGCTGCCCAAGGCAGGAAATCATTTGCGCAATGTTGATGGTAGACCCTTTGGAGCCCGATTTGACCATGATGACAAACCGATTGTCCTTGTCCAAATTTTCAATCCCGATGTTGCCTGCCTCTTGGTTGGCCTTGCCCAGAATTTCCGTAATGCGAGCCTCCAGCTCGTCGCGGTTGGACTGCCCCGTTTCATTCTTAAACGGCTCGCCCTCTCCTAGAGTCGACTGGATCAGCCTCGCCACCGACTGCTTCTTTTCGTCAATGCCTTGAAGAATTTTTTCGGTTGTGCTGGCATTGGACAGCAAGTCGCTCACGCCCACGCTGTAGGCGCGGGTTTTCATGTACTCGTTGACCACGTACTGCAAGTTGTCAATGAAATCGGCTGCGGCGTAGTTCCCGAAATCGTTGAAGATGCGGTGGATCAGGCCCGACGACGTGGAACTTAGGACTCCTGAGTCCATTTGGCCGCTGAGGTACGCGCCATTCACGATTTCCACCAGCCCTTCTTTGGACCCTTCGACAAACGACTTGGACTTGACTTTGAGCGACAGCGGCGGCAGGAGCTGCGAAACGAGGTCAAAACTGGTAATGACGGGCTTAGAAAACAGCGCGACGTCAACGTCCTTCAACCCGCACACCAGCGCCATGGCTTCTCGCGGAGTGAATGTCAGAGGGCGTCCTTTGGTCAAGCGCGTAAATTGGTTGGCGCCGAGCAACGAGTCTTGAAAAATGCCGATGATGGGCTTGTTGGACGCAGGGCTTACAATTTGGTACGGCACCGCCGCCAAATGCCGCAGCTCCGTCTCCGCTTCCACGTCCTGTGGCATGTGCATGTTCATTTCATCCCCGTCGAAATCGGCGTTGTAGGGCTTGGTGTCGCCGACGTTCATTCGAAACGTATCTCCGCGCTGCATGATGCGCGCAATGTGCCCCATCATGCTCATGCGGTGCAAGGTTGGTTGACGGTTGAAGAGGACGACGTCGCCATCGATCATGTGGCGGTGCACGACGTCTCCGTCCTGCAGCGATTGGGCGGTGGTTGTGCGGTCTGCGTAGCGCAACGAAATTTGAGCGCCCTGCTTTTCCACGATTTTTGCGCCTGGGTACACGTCAGGCCCGTTCTGTACCAGAAGCATGAGCGCAGCTCGGTTGCGCGCATTCACGCGTACGGGCTTGGTAATGTTTTGCGCAATCTTGAGAGGAACACCAAGCTCCTGAATCGACAAATTGGGGTCAGGCGTAATTACCGAGCGGGCACTAGAGTCGACGCGCTTCCCCATGAGATTGCCGCGAACCCGTCCGTTTTTGCCCGTCAAGCGGTCTTCAATCGATTTGAAGGCGCGCCCTGAGCGCTGGGCGGCAGGCTGCGCCCCACTGAGCTTGTTGTTGATGAGGGTCGCGACAAAGTACTGCAGCACCAGGTGCTCTTCGTCAATGGCCGTGCTGGCAGAGTTCTCGCGCATTTTTTCGGCAAGGGACTTGTTGGTCTTGATGATTTGAATCAAAATATGACTCAAGTCGTCCTCGCTCCGCTGCTGCGCGTCGTGCTTGACCGACGGGCGGACAGCTGGGGGCGGCACGGCCAGGACTTGGCAAACCATCCACTCGGGGCGCGACCAGATTGGGCTAAAGCCCATGAACGCGACGTCTTCGTCGGCAATGCGCTTGAAGATTTTGATCACGAGTTCAGGAGTCAGCTTCATCGTAACGTTTTCCTCCTTGTCTTTGTTCCATTCGGCCATGATGGTAGCGAACCCGTCTTTTTTGTAGCGCGGCTGCTTGCAGCCGCAACCGCCTTCATTGCGCTCGCCGCAGCGCTTGACTTTGCCACCGCCCGTCAACCCGTAAATTTTCTTCCAGCGCTTGTCGCTGGGAAGTGGCAGCCACCCCGCGTATTTGGCTTTGTCGATCAGCAGCTTGCTGCATTTGATGCACACGGTTTTGAGAATTTCCAGGATCGTGTCCAAGTATTGGATGTAAAACACGGGGCGTGACAGCTCAATGTGTCCAAAGTACCCAGGAGTTTCAATGTAGCTGCGGCCATCCGTAGGACACTTCGTGCCTGGTTCCAGCGTACCCATGCGAGGGTCGAAGAGGCCATTGACAACGGCCTTGTTGTTCACGTAGGTGTCCTTGCTAGTCACTTCCACCACAGAAATGCGTCGGATTTCCTCGGGAGAAAGAATGCTAAACTGAATGCCCAAGATAGTCGAATCGGAAATGATAGACATGGCGGTAACTTTAGTAGTAGTGATGAAAACTTTAAACGGTCAATTTTTATTGTGTTGCACGAATACATGAGCGATAGCGACGACTTATTTAGACCCGTGGTTTGGCGTACCCATTCCAAAAAATCAGACGACGAAAATCTTGCTAAACTACTCGAAAGACAACGACAGTTACAGGAGGAAAAGCGCGCGATAGAAGCAGCGTGGATAAAAACAGATGCAGAGGTACAAGCCGTCGCGAACGAAGTGAAAAAAAAGTCGAAGAAGGCCGCGAGTAACAAGCAGAAGCGAAAGAAGCGAAAGTCTACAGCTAGTTTGTTATCGTCTGGTTCGAAGAATGCCGCGACGAAGAAGCAGAATTCTACCGCTAGTTCGTCGTCTAGTTCGTCTCCCGATAGAATTTCCGATGCCGATTTGGCCCAACTACGACAGGCCGATGTCAAACAGTTAATTGAGACATGGGGGTACGACAACGAGTATGGGCACACGAATTACGAAGCTGAAACTCATAATTTCAAAAGTGACAATGGAAGAATCCTTCAAAATTACACCGACCCAATATTCCGTATTCTTTTGAATATTAATAGAGGTCACGTAGAGGTGTTTGTTTCGGACGCTCGAGTCTTCACTACGCGATCCCGATTACGTGCTCCCGATTCTGAAATCAATACTCTTATCCAACGTTTCTTTCAGGAAAAAAATGTATGGGCGACTCTTGCACGAGTAAAACGTATTTGTGAGGCAAGTACATACCCCAAATTGCATGTTATTTCAGACGCCATCTCTAAATTGTACGACGTTCAACGCGGCGATTACGACTCTGCGTTTGAAGGATCGACCAGTGTTTGAAGGATCGACCAGTAAAGAATATTCCGATTCTGAATAATATACAACCATGTACGGTCCGCGAAAGTATTTTTCAGGCTTGTCGACGGTAAAACAGAAACAGCGGCGCCGTGAAATCGCCATTTTTGGTCGCATGAGCTATAAGAACCCTGCCGCTTACACGGGATTTGCTACAGACAAGGGAATAAAGACGATCAAATCCACCTACACGAACCAGTTTTTTAAGCTGGCGCCTGGGGCAAAATCTTTGAAGCAAAAAGCCGAGGCCACACAGGTTCCGTTGAAATACATCAGGGCGTGCTACAATCGTGGGATGGCCGCGTGGCGTACTGGTCACCGACCTGGCGCGACCCAGCAGCAATGGGGCTACGCACGGGTACACAGTTTTCTTACGTGCGGGAAGACGTACAGGACAACGGATGCTGACTTAGTTGAAAAAGCCATGAAGACTCCAGCAGCGAAGCGCTGGTGGGCGTCGACGTGTAAACAAATGGGAAAAATAAAAAAAGCCGAAGTTTAACAAAACAAACTATGGAATGCCCCGTGTGTTTTGAAGAAACCTTGTTAATTCCATGCGTTCAGTGCAAACAAGGGGTTTGTGCAGCCTGCGAGCGCAAGCTCACGCAATGCCCAATTTGTCGCGTCGTGTGGGTAGAAATGCCAGTTCAATCAGAACCATGCGGTCTTGTGTGCGCACTTGCCGTCGCTACGGTGATTGTATTGTGCTCGCTCATCATTGCGCACGCGTATGTAAGGACAAACTCCTACTTACGCCGCACGGTGTAAATATTAAACAGATCTTACTAGTAAACCCTATTATGCAACTCGTTGTGGATTGCCGCGAGCGAGGACTGCTTGAACATTTTCCTACCGCACCCGTGAAGCAACTGGTCCTGGGCGATCTAGTGATCGAGCAGGACGGCAAAGAAGTTATCATCATAGAGCGCAAGACCGTTGCCGATTTCGTCGCGTCCATTTCAGACGGGCGCTACCGAGAGCAATCGGAGCGCCTCATGGCGTACGACATTCCTAACCATAATGTGCTCTACCTCATTGAAGGGTCTCTAAAATATTACAAGCATAAAATTCCGAAAGCTACGTTGCTCTCGGCCATGACGAGCTTACTCTACGGGAAAGGGTTTTCGGTAGTGCGCACCGAGTCCGTAGAGGACACGGCGGATTTTGTACGAGCTTTATTGGCAAAGCTACAAAAAGAAAAAGGCTACGCTGAGCCAAAGGTTGGAGGAAGCGCCGTGCGTAAACAAAAGCGCGATAAAATAACCCCTGAGACCATTGACGCTCTCATGCTCTCGCAAATTCCCTCCGTAAGCGCGACCACTGCGGCGGCCATCCTAAGCGTCTATCCTACCCTGAATGACCTTACTACCACACTCAAGGCGGATCCCGCATGTTTGGACTCGATTCGAGTCGGCTCCCGCGCTTTAGCCAAATCAACCATTGAAAAAATCAAACTCATGCTGATAAAGGGTTAAGCGCGCGAGCAAGTAAATAAACCGCTTCGGCTTCTATCAAACGGCATGTCACAATTTGGCGGCGCCGTCTACGAAGGCGACGAGCTAAGTGATGGCCTGAAGTGACGGGTGGCCCGATACCGTCTTCAATCGCGTGCATCGCGCTAAGTTGGCGGTAGAGTGTATCCACGTCTTCCGCAAGCTGCAGGAGGCTTGGTCGGTAGCGGGCACGCGCACTTACACGAAACAATTTTGGGTTGCAAGGCATTGCGAGAAAAAGTTGTGCAGAGTTCGGCTACGCCTGGATGGAAATTTTCGATGGCTTGGTGTATGTGGAAAAAATGGTGCTTGGTCGGCTTAGCGTTTATCGTCGTCTGCGTCGTTTACACCAAACTAACTCGCAAGGAGGGCATGACCGCAAAAGGGAAGAACCCAGAAGAAGCTGAAAAAGAAGTGGTTGCAGCATCGCAGCAACTGCGCGACGAGATTAATTTAAACGATTATCGAAAAAATTACGAAGAAATCATCATAGAAACCGAAACGTGGGCCCAGCGAAAACGTCTCAGTCTGCTGACTGCCCCATTTACGTCTGACCCCGCTCTGATAAAACAGTTCAACGACTTGTCCTCCTTCATTGCTAACCTGAACGATGCGCTCACATGGGCTGACAAAAATTAGCCCTCGGACTCAATTTCTCCCCCAAACAGGGCCGCGCGCGAGATGGGCGTAAAAGCGAGGCGCCTGTACACCGCAGTTTCTTGAATACGTGTCCCTGCCAAGATGTAACCGATAAGAACATACGCGTGCTCCAAAAACTTGGGACTACACGCATCGCTGCGAGCGAAATTATTGACGGCTTTAAATTTCGGGTCGTTGGCACTCAACTTGAAGTAGGCCGTCCAGTGGTCGGGATGGATTGCGGGTGGCGGAAAATTTAACTTTTCAAAAATTTCCGACACTGTCGGGTTATTGTTTTGGTCTTCAATCGGTATGTCCTGGTTGTAGACCGCCAAATACGCGTTGCGGCGCTTGATTAGAGTATTCTTAGCTCCGCGCACCATGCCATCGATTCCAAGTAAATTTTCGCCCAAGGCCGCGCCTACGCCCAGTACGAGGGGTCCTGCGGTGTACGCCGCCGCAAAGAGACCGAGGTCTTTTAACATTTCTCCTGCATTCTCGAGTTTCGAGTTTTGACTGGCTGGAAAATGGGAGTTCGAAATGATCGTGCAGCGGATGAACGCTCGTGTGGCAATCATTTGGGTATAGTCCTTGCCGATGATCTCCTCGCCCGCTTTATCGATCCTCACTTCGTTGGTTGCTTGTTTGCCGCCGAGCCATGTCGATGGGTGTATGGCATAGTCGTAAAAGGAGAGCTCGGAATTGTGCTGAGAGTCCTGAAACGGTTTATTCATGGGCACTTTACTGCCGAAAAGTTCTGGCAGAATACTCATGTGGTCTTTCCAAATGTCCCGTTTCCCAATACGATCCGCAATCAACGATGCCCCGTAAATCAAGAACTCCATTCGTTGCAAAAAGAGTGCGGAAATGATCAAGTAGTAGTTGTTATTGACAAGGCCTTTTCCAACGCCGCCGTAAGTTGCAATCGGCTTCAGTTTTTGGACTACGGTCTCGCGCGTTAACTCGGGAAAGGCTTTCTCAAACCCGACCATGTCCGTAGCCACTCTTGGACGACACATCCTGTCCACTACGTTCTGCGCCGCC